TCTGAAAACGGAATTTCAAAGAGAGAAGACATAATCTAGAAAAATGTCTGGACTAGTGATACCCGAATATTTCTACGAGCCTGAACAAAGAGAAGACGGCTTGGAGAGATTCTTATTTCCTGATGGAGTAGACATAGTGTCGCTCAAAAAGATGGAAAATGGAGAGGGGGCTTACGTAGTTCACAGAGATTGGAGGTGTGGAGCGGTATCGCCTGATGAATCAAGGGCCGCCAGGGACCTCTGTAATGCTGCAGAGAAAGTGGCAGTTGGAAAAATGTCCGTGGAGGAGTTTATAGATAGATTCTACCCAGAAGAGGACCATTTCTACACCCGCCAAGACTTCTTCGAGAGAAAAATCTTAAAGAAGAAAGCAGATGGCACGCTCGAGATGAACATCCAATTCAAGTAATATGCCTTAGGGCAATTTTTAAAATGGATTTAATCAGTGTAACCCATTAATAGGTAACAATATGGAGGAAAAAATAAAGTTTCTGATCGAAAAATACGGAATTGATGACCAGCGTACACAGGCCTGGTTTACCAAGCGAGGTGAAATGTTAACGGCATCAGAAATCTGGAAATCGTTTGGTGACGCGACTGCAGCTGCCCGCCGTGAACTAATTTTGTCAAAACTGGCTCCTCCTAAAAAGCAAGACGGTCCTGGTGTTGGTGCCCTGATTTGGGGAACACGATTCGAACCTATAGCAAAAGAAATATATTGCCACACTGAAAAGGTCAAATTGATTGATCTGTCTTGCGTAACCCATCCAGAGCATACATTTCTAGGAGCGTCACCAGATGGCTTAATTTTGACAAATGATGAGCGCAATGGACGTCTCATTGAACTGAAGTGCCCAATCTCTCGACCTTTCACAGATGATACACCGATTCCAGATTCATACTATCATCAAATGCAACTTCAGATGGAATGTACTGGACTGACAGAGTGTGATTATGTTGAGATGCAGTTTAAGACAATGAACTATTCAGAGTGGTCAGAGAATGATTCAGAGTTCAAGTCTTGCTTTGCAGTTGACAATTCTGGGGTTGTGAAGTATAAACAAATCACAGATACCACGAGTCTTCATGACTGGCAGATGTCTGCATTAGGTAATCCAATGGATTGGCAGATTGTATATTGGGTTCTAGCAAAGAAGCGCCAGAAGTTGACGCTAAAAGACCCAGATTGGATGCCAATGCACTTTCTAGAAATGAAGACAACCTGGGAAGAAATTATTCAGCATAGGGAAGCTGGTACAGTTCCTGCTATAAAAGAGAAAGCTATTTTAGTGTTATAAAATTAAATTAACAAATGAAGCTCGGTCTGTGTATGATTGTAAAAGATGAGAGTCATATCATTCATGAGGTTCTTCAGGCAACAGTTGATTTGATTGATACTTTTTGTATTCTGGATACTGGTTCTACCGATAATACTATCCAAATCATTGAAGAGTTTTACCAGAAAGCTGGAATCGAAGGAGAAGTTAATCGTGGAGAATGGAAAGGGTTTGGAGCATCTCGTTCTGAAGCTCTGAAGTTGTGTGACGGCAAGATGGATTATATTCTGATGATTGATGCCGATGATCTGATGGGGTTTCCACCTAATTGTAAAGCATTCTTACACAAGGCTTTTGAAGAGCACAAGCCGAATGCTGCAATTGTTCAAATCAAGCGCGGTAGTCTCTCCTTTATTCGAACTCAAATTTTTAAGGCAAACGATAACTGGAGATACGTAGGAGTTCTACATGAGTACCCTACAAACGATAGAACAGATAACAAAATTGTCAAACTTCCTCCTGATATTTTTATTGAAGGTCGTACTCTTGGTAACAGGTCAAAGCAGGATGGAAACAAGTACCTGAGAGATGCAGAGGTACTTCTTGCTGAAGTGGAAAAAGAACCTGAAAATGAAAGGAATGTGTTCTATCTAGCACAATCATATCGTGACGGAGGAAATATTCCAGAAGCCATTAAGTGGTATAAACGGCGTGTAGAAATGGGTAAGTGGAAAGAAGAGCAGGCTGTTAGTGCTATGTATCTTTCTAGGCTACTTCAGGATAAGGACTGGGCATGGCGCGCTCATGAGTTGAATCCCAGGCGCAATGAGTCTCTTGTATGGTATGCATCTTACTGCCGTTCAAAGAATATGTTCACTCACGACCTTCTTGCCATGATCATGTATGCAACAACCATTCCTAAACCTACTGAAAATGTTCTTTTTATAGAGACTGATATCTACGAATGGCGTATGTGGGATGAGCTAGCTGTGATTGCATTTCACACGGGACGCAAGGATATTGCTAAGCAGGCAGGAGCCCGTCTTATATCCGAGAATCTGTTTCCTCCTGAGCATCGTGCTCGCATTGAAAATAATTTGAAATGCGCCCTAAATTAAGGAATGTACGAATCCCATTTATTAACCCTGAATGGTGATAGTACACCCTGAATCGGAGGCGCATCAAACCTTCCATCTGGGCGAACAGCGTTTGTCTCCTGTCTGTAAGACGATTTAGCCCCTGCTTGTGTCTTTTCTACGTTTCCTTGGTCAAGGAACTCGGGCACAAAATGATCTCTTCTAAAATAGGTGAATGCACAATATACGATTATTACTGCAACTGTTAGTGATAACCATACTGGAACATTGTGATGCCAACTCATTTATATGTTTAAAACGGAAAGAGTTTTCATCTATATCAACAAGGGTAACAAATGGAGGAACTAGCAATTGAGACGCTGAAGGGCATTCTCAGAGTACGTGATATAAAAACAGATGGCGTAGACTCACTTGGGTCCCCGATTGATGAAACTCGAATGTTTAATATTGGTGGAGTTCTTGTGATCTTTAGCGAAAAAGGGAGGTTGACCGAGAACATTCTTCAGACATACATGACATTTGCAGACGAGAATAACTACAAGCATGGAACAGTTGTAGTATCCCTAGTTGAGCCGTCGGAGAATGTTCTTGCCTTTGTCCGCGACTACAATAATGACTTGAAGAATCCTCTCTTCCAGGTCTTTGAGATTCGGCGCCTTCAGTATGATATTACAAAGCATCGTAGAATGCCACCTCACCGAATTATTAGCAAAGAAGAGCTGGCTGTTCTTGAGAAAAAGTATAACATTACCAATCCGAAGAAGCAACTTCCTTGGATTGATTCAGAGGATCCTGGGGCAAAGTGGATTGGTGCTCGGTCTGGTGATGTGATTGAAATTCAGAGATTCTCCGAGTCTGCTGGAAACAGCACATACTTCAGATATTGTACTGGCAATGTTCTTCAAACCTAAACATAAATGGAAGCAACATTCGCCTCTGCTAAGAACCAATACAAGTTGAATTACGTTCAACATTTTTTAACGAAAGAACCCAAATATAAGACCACTTACGAAACAGCTCAAAAAACTATGGATGATATACTGTCTCGCGCCCCTCCCCCATTTGAGCATCAAGAGCTAAAGCCTATAAAGGAGAAATCATACTCTCGCCTTCGCCAGGAAAGCTCCCCGACAAGTCTCCCATCTCAGTCATGGAAGTACTGGACTCTGGCCCCGTTAGTAGTTGTGTCATTTGGGTTATCGATGTTCTAAAGAGAAGTATCAAAACAACAGCAATTAAAGCCAGAAATATACCAATGTAAATGTTAAAACTTTTATGAAGAACAGATAGCTCTTCTTGTTCCTTGTTTAAGATGCTCCGAAGAGACTTAGTTTTGTCGGATGATTTTTCTATTGCCTCAAATTCTTTTTGATACCTGATGATATCTGCAGTTAATTCTGATATCAGAGCTGGATCAAATTTCCCCCTAGACTCCTGGACAAATGTTCGGACATGATTGGCAAGTTCAGAGTTGATACTCAGGACTTGTTTCACTAACTCTGCTTGTTTAGTTGAATCAGTTTCATAAATTGCCTGCGTTAAACTGCTTGTATACTTAACTTTAATTTCAGTGTATTCTTTTTGGAAAGTTGCCAATTCACTCGCCCTATCTTTTTGGTATTGAGCGATATCCATTACTTTTTATAATGGTATAATAAATGTCTAATGTTGATTCATCTGGAGGTATCGGAGGACGTGTAGGTCGGTCGATGGACTATTCACAGCTATTGGAGATTCGTCGTAAGTATGTTGGAGTGAATCATATGACTGTTGTTAACCCCACAAATAGCCCTAATATCAAGCCCTTTTTTAATCAGGATAAGAAGTTGCGTGAACCTGGAAGCAATGGAGCTGTTGATTTTTACTTCACTCGTGGGCTACAACCTCTTTTTAGACGGGTTGGAA